TTTTTAATCTTCTCCCCGATTAATCGTTATATGTATTAAATTATTATTTATAATACAAAGGTCAATCTGTTCTAGGTCGAAAACTGGAACAGTAATACCATAAATACTTTCCAATTTATCACGGAAATATGCGTCATCTGTTTCAACTTCCCTGATAAGGTATTCGAGAAGATCTTCCATATCCAATTCTAAAACAAACTGGGATTTTTTAACTTTAGCCATTTTTAATCCTTTCTCAGTTCCAACCTTGCACAAGGTTGATCTTCTATATCAAACTCGCAAAGTTTCCATTTTTCATTAATAAAACCTTTTTCGGTCAAAGCTTTTTCTACAATAGTTTCTAACTCATTCCAGCCAATTTCTATAATTTTAAAAGTTTCTTCCATTTTTAATCCTTTCAAGGGTAAATAATTAACTTTAATTCATTATCTATATTTTTTAATTCAACATCTTTTATCTGTTTGTAGATATTTTTTTCACCATCCCTACCAAACTCACAGATTAAAATTTCTAAATCAATGTTTTGCATGGCAGAAATTAAAATTTTTAGTTTCTCTGATCTTGTTACCATTTTTAATCCTTTCAGCCCTTCCAAGCTCATAACTTGGAAGGGCTATTTTGATTAGATACCAGCCAACACAGTTTCAAGGGCGGTTTTGGTAGACTTTTCCAGACCATCCAGAGAATCAACAAGATCAATTTTAGTTGGGTGTTCTGGTTGTGGTATTGATAAACCATAATTATCATTCAATCTATCGACAAAATACCCGCAATCATTTTCCAGATCAAGAATAAAATATTCTAGCAAATCCTTTAAATCAAACTCGACAATATAGCGTGATTCTCTAATTTTTGCCATTTTTCAACCCATTTCTATTAAGGTTATTTTATGAAAGCCCGCCAAGCTCCTAACTTGGCGGGCTTTGTAGATTAGAGATTGCTAAGAACAATCTCCAATGCGGTTTTGGTTGATTTTTCCAAACCGTCAAGAGAATCGACTCCAAGCTTTTTAGCAATTGAATCGACAAGATCTTTCCGCTTGTATTCGATACCGTTGCGGATAGCAGAAGAAACAACACCTTTTGCTTTAAGATCAAAACGCTCGGCAATTTCTTGTGCTTTTTCCCAATTAAGTGGAGCAGCATCACGCATAGCAGCAACAACATTCTCGGTGTAAACAGTTTCGGTTTTTTCAGCCATAATAAACTCCTATGTGATTTGTGGGCTTAATTGCCCGTTTAAGTTAAGAACATAATATCAAAATTGAATCAGATTGTCAAGAGTTTTTTATATCTTTTTCAATTATTTCTACAATAGCTTTTAAATCTGTTAATGTGAAAACGTCAATAGAGAATGTTTCAATAAAATCAGCAATTAAGAAATAATAAGAATCATCAATAAAACGTCTCTCATCAAATTCAATTTCTGGACAATCATCTTGAGCTGGTAAAAATGCCATATCGTTTTCCCCTTTCGATATAAGCATATTATCAAAAGCCACATAGAAAGACAAGTAAAAAAAGATTATAAATTTATAATAAAAAAAGTCTTGACACCTGGGCAAAAAATATGGTAAAATCGGCGCCCGCAGGGCTTGCAAGAATCGTGCCAAAAAAAGCTGCCCAGGAATTAAATATTTTTAATCATTTTTTAGTTGATTTTATTTTTCGATTTTGGTAATATGTTTTTATCAGAGAGGGGAAACGGTTGAAAAACCTTAACTAACGGAGATTTTTATGCAAAACAAAAAAAGTTCAATGGTAGAAGTGGGATTAAATACCGCATCGGGTTTTGTGGTATCATTTGCAATTACAAGTTTTCTTCTACCTTATATGGTAGGGATTGGGGCTTTTTCAGTAACCTGTATTTTTACAGTTGTTTCGTTAATTCGTTCTTATTTTTGGAGACGATTTTTTAACAAAAAAGTCTTGACAAAAGCAAAAGTTTAAGCTATATTGTCTTTATCAATTAGCCGAAAAGGGGAAAACATGAAAAAGCAATATTTCTTAATCGTCGATACCGAAACAACCCAAGATCAGCTTGTCGCTGATTTTGGGGCTGTAGTTTGTGATCGAAAAGGTAATGTTTACAATCAATGTGGTATTATGGTTGATGGAATCTTTACCGATTCTGAGAATCATCCATTGTTTTTCGATTCCAGCCAACCTAAAAATGCTTTATGGTCAAAAGAATCAGCGGATAAACGATATGGTATTTATAACCGTATGGTGGCTGAAGGTTCTCGAATGGTCGCTTCTGTTGCTGGCATTAATTCATGGTTGGCAAAAGTTAAGGCAAATTATAATCCAGTATTAACAGCTTATAATCTGCCGTTTGACTTGGGTAAATGTCGGAATACAGCCATTGATTTAAGCATATTTGAACAAAATTTTTGTTTAATGGCGGTAGCTCAAAATTTAGTAATTAAAGATAAAAGATTTTTACAATTTTGTTTAGAAAATCACCTATTTGGTAATCGAACAGAATTGGGGAACATGGTTTTTCAAATGAAAGCGGAAACAATCGGAAATTACATTTCTGGTAGTTTAGACCATGAACCGCACACAGCATTAGAAGATGTTGTTTTTTGGGAGTTGCCTATTTTAAAATGGATCTTTAAAAGGCTTTCATTAAAGAAAGTTATGGATTCAAATTTTCGATCTGTTGCTTGGCAAAATAGACAAGTAAAAGATTTCTATAAAGTTAGATAAAAGGGTAAAAGTTGGCATGGTCTTTGATCGTGCCAACTTTTGCGTTTTAAACATTAAAAAATTATAACAAAAAAAGTCTTGACTTTCCTCAGCGGATATGGTAAAATCGGCGCCTCGGCTTATCAGCCTGGATTAACAAATTTTAATGCAAAAAAGCCTTGACTTTCCTCAGCGGATATGATAAAATCGGCGCCTCGGCTTATCAGCCTGGATTAACAAATTTTAATACAAAAAAGTCTTGACAAGCTGGACATATTCGTGTATAATTCCCAAGAGAGGAATGCCCAAAAAATCGGCGCTTGGACATTAAAAATCTCTAATGTTCGGCTTCGGCATGCTATCACAGCTTCCACCTAAACATTAGAGATTTTTAAATTTTAATAATCCGCATCCGCCCACAAAAGAAAACATCCTTGCAAGCCTTCCTTGCCAAAATAATAAATTGGACCATCCTCATTATCGTAATAGATAACTCCACCGTAAATATCAGAGATAGAATAAAGATCTGCTAAATCCAATGGCTGATCATTTCGATTTTCCAGCGATAAATCGTTACAAACATCATACCAAAACATAATTAACTCCTACAAAGTAAAGGCAAAAATTGCGCCAACATACAAAAGCGACATAAAGAGAAAGATTCCAACAAGATCAGCAATAATTTGTTTGATTCCGTAATTCATAATTTTCCCCTTTCGATATAAATACTATACTAAATAATTACTAGTTTTTCAACTACTATTTTATTATAATATTTTAACTTTATACTTTTATTACTGTTTTAAATTATGAGAGATTGCTAACATTAACATCCTCTCATTAGCCTGGACTCATGTGTGCCTTCTAATGAGCTTATTCTAATAGTTAAGATTTTATCATTAATAATTTCTAATGTTTCCAGATCGCCTGGGATTAAAGAACTATAATTAATAAATTCTAATGTTATAGTTGGCACGATTATTGCAAGCGGTTTCCGCCATGCACAGACCATGCCAAAAAACATTCTATATAAAGTATAAAATATCCACATTTGATAATATTACCATAATTCAATAAATAATGTCAAGAATTATTTTTTGGCACGCTATATGCTAGTGCAAAAACCATGCCAAACCGGCGCGTGGTATTAAATACCATATCAGACATAGGCACAATCCTTGAACAATGCAAAAACCATGCCAAACCGGCGCGATACCTTATATGGTACGCAAATCGGCGCCCGCATACCATATCTGTAACAGCCCGTTTTCCATTAAAGAAAATTAATAATTAGAAATTTTTAATCTTTGAAAGCCTGGAATCCTATGCAAGTCTCATGCCAAGCCAAAATCGCCTCCTAAGCGACGATCTTTTTCCTTCCCAGGCTTCTAAGTACCTGAAATCATTAGCTTTTTATTTTGCCTATATCATCATATAGGTAGTAGGAAGATCGTCGCTTACAGAGCAAATATGGAGCTTTCCAAAAACCTCAATGATTCCAGGCAGTTAGAAGCCTAAAAAGTTGATAAGTTGTTGGCAATCTGTGGATAACCTGTTGATAAGTTATTCTGTAAGCTTTTCCGACAGATTCTTTTAGTGTAAAGAAACCCGACAAAATGAAAACCTAATGATTCCAGGCAGTTAGCCACCACCCCGTGTCGGGTTTCTTTACATAGTCTATTATTAGAAAGTTTTAATCGGCTAAGTGCCTGGAATCATTGAATTTTGAAAGTTGGCATGGTGGCTGCATATATAATAGTTATCTTTGATAATTAAATAGCAGTTAGGCTCAGTCACAAAAGGCTCGCAGACCTGCATAATCCTTAAATTAAACAATTCTAATATAGGAGTTTATCATGGAGGTTTAATATTATGTTGCTCCCAAATGTTGGTAAAAAATTACAAGGTTTTAATCTTTTAGCTCACAAAGCTTATTCCGAAAATCCTGCAGATTCTTATCTTTCAATAGTTTTAGTAAAACGTCATGAAGGTGATGGACATATAACAGCGAACAAGGCGGATTCTCCAGCGGTTTCTATTCCAGAACATTAGCCGCCGCCCGAACTAATTTCTATCATAGAGGAAGGATTTAAAAAATGTTACAAATGAATGGATACCCTAAATCACAGTATCGGCTAACATGGTATGACAACGGAAAACAGCTTTATAAATTGTTCTTTTGTTCTTTCCCTGAGATTGCTAATCGCTTTGAGGGAAAAAACAAGCTGTTTAAAAAAGTCGCTGTTTATGAGAAAAATAAACGCATTATCTAAGAAAGGGTTAATTATGGATAAGGTAGAGAGATTGAAAAAATTAAAAGAGATTCATAAGCGCTTGTTAGCTCGTAAAGAATTGGCAAGGCGGGAAGAATTAGCCGAGCTTAATAATGAGTCTGAATATAATCATGAGTCATTATTAAGTTTTTCTAACATTGGGTTGTGGACGGATGAGGACGGATTAATTAACGCCCGCTAATAAAGTCCCATACCATATCAGGTTCTGCTCAACCTGATATGGTATGGGCTTTTTCATATATATGGATTAACATATATAATATTTTATCCTGGATGTGTTATACCATATCAGGCTCTGCTCAACCTGATATGGTATAGGCTTTTTCATATATATGGATTAACATATATAATATTTTATTCTGGATGTGTTATACCATATGGGGGCGGTTATGAGACATCTGGTAATCGCTCCAGCCGCGACACTCCCACACGTAAAACTTTAGAATTTTTCAAAAGTCATCTACACCGCCCAAACTGCTCCAGCCATGTTACTTCGTAACAAACTCGGAGTAAACGTTATTCAAACTCGGAGTAAACGTTATTCAAACTCGGAGTAAACGTTATTCAAACTCGGAGTAAACGTTATTCAAACTCGGAGTAAACGTTATTCAAACTCGAAGTAACTAGCACAAAATTTCACTATACCACCAAAAATTTTTATCTTGACAAATTATCCCAAGACGTGTATCATATAAGTAATAAGGAGCCAAAACCATGTTACAGAAAACAAGCCCGGAAGGGATAGAAATCGCAAATACCTACTTAGCTACCGGATCTATCGCTCGCACGGCTGAGCTTTGCTATATTACAGAAGATAAGGTAACTGAATATCTCGATAAAGCAGAAGTCAGACGATATATTGATACGGTATATCTTGACACAGGTTATAGAAACAAATTCAAGTTAGGAAGCCTCCTAGATAAAATAATCGAATCAAAACTAGAAGAAGCAGAAGAATCTGAAATCTATACAAATAAAGATTTATTAGATGTAATGCTTTTAGCACACAAAATGAGAATGGACGAGCTTGCTGCAATGGCTAAAGCTACAACAGTCCAAAACCAAACTAACGTACAAATAAATGCTGAAGGTTCCGTTTTTGGAGCTGGAAACTATGGAAAGCTCATGGAGAAATTACTAGGAGGACCAGATGGAGCTGTTAATTGATGCGTTGCACAAGCATTTACAAAATCAAAATGTAGAAATCATACATCAACGTGACCGAGTATATATAATAGTTGATGGACGTAGAAAATTCTTTCGCACAGAGGAGGAAGCTTTAGAATATCTAGGGCTAAATAAATGAGGGCTTTAAATGGAGGAAATAGAAAATCAATTAAAAGAGTTAAAGGAGGAAGTAGCAGTTCTTAAAAAGACCTGCCCTTTAGGCCCTTACAAAAATGAAATGAAAGAACGCTGTAAACGCTTCTCAGATTCAATAGGGATTAATAAAGAAAATATTTTAGAATTAAAAGCAGATTTTCAAAAAAACTTATCAGAAGCTGAAAAAAGATGCGAAGACAAATCTAAATATAATAGGCTAATAATGGGTAGGATAATTTCATCAGCAATAGTTTTAGGTGTATGTTTAGTTTCAATTATTGGGGGACTACAGCTAACAAAAGTAAGCAGATCAGAATTCTCTCAATATATTGAATCTTATCACACAGAAAGAAAAGAACGTGCAATTAAATTTGATGAGTTTATGAAAACATATGCTCATGATAGAGAAGTAAGAGATAATAAATTAGATAATTTATTCAATCGTCAAAATGATATTAACAAACATATTGTTGAACAAAACCACTTATTAAGCGAACAACTCCAAGTAATAAAAACCAAACTAAAGATGGATTAAATGATTGTAAGTAGAAAAGATGTAGTTTTAGATCGAATAGTAGAACTTACGGATCCACGGCGTTTTATCAAGATTCCAATTACTGGCTATCTAGATTTATTAGGTGTAACCCCTATTAAGTCTCAGATAGCCATTATTAACGCGATAAACTCGCCGAAGTACCGTTTTGTAAGTGCAGCTATATCTCGTCGTCAAGGTAAAACTTATATAGCTAATATAATTGGGCAGATGGTAGCTTTGATTCCTGGGTGTAACATATTAATTATGTCGCCTAACTATAGCTTGTCTCAAATATCCTTTGAATTACAGCGATCTCTAATTAAACACTTTGATCTTGAAGTTACGCGTGATAATGCGAAAGATAAAGTAATTGAATTATCCAACGGTTCCACTATTAGAATGGGTTCTGTGAATCAGGTAAATAGTGCTGTTGGGCGTTCGTATGACTTGATTATATTTGATGAAGCTGCTCTTACCTCTGCTGGTGAAGAAGCTTTTAATGTAGCACTGAAACCTACATTAGATAAAGATAATGCTAAAGCTATATTCATCTCCACTCCTCGTGGTAAAAATAACTGGTTTAGTAAATTCTTTGACCGTGGATTCTCTGATAACTTTCCTTCATGGTGTTCTATCCATGCTACTTGGGAAGATAATCCTAGAATGAGTCCTACTGATGTTGAAGAAGCTCGTAGTATGATGTCAAAGAATGAATTTGACCAAGAGTATAACGCATCATTTACTACATTCGAAGG